TGCGGATTCTGCTTGTAAATCTTCAGAAGATTTGACAAGTCCATCCATATCGATACCAAGAGACACACCACCACGCTTGATCAAGTCATCTATATTGATACGCTTAAAGCCTTCTTCTCCAAGTGGCATAACCACCTCTTTGATAAAGACCTGTATTTTTGTTAAATCGTGTCCACGTCCAAGTGCTTCTAGACCAGTTGTAATCTGAGGTGAAACTACGCCCTTGGGTAACTTGGGTAGTTTCTTAGATTTTTCCATCCGTTCTTCTATTCTTTGAACTAATGGTAACTGGAGTTCCTGAGAGAATACGGCAAAATTTCCGCCGAGGGAGTCCTCAAGCTCTTGTGCCATACGTCTGATTTCCTCAGCGGTAACCCTCTCGGCTTTCCGTTGGATAGAACTGTTCAGTAGATAGGCAAATGAAATACGAGTTATTACCTCAGCAAGTACACGTTCCGCTGTAGCCATATCAGCTTGTTTGCCTATTTGAAGAACTGATACATCACCTTCTTGACCAGTGATAATATCTAGGTTCTCAGATTCAGCTAAGTCTTTTTCACGAGTAGCACCATTAGGTGACACCAAGAATAATACTTTAGCAGCGGCAGCGGCTGACTCAATGATTGCGCGGGACAAACCCTCAGCGGTCATCAAGTCACCTTTGTGTTCCTCTGAATGTGAACGTCCCCAATCTTCACCATCAATACCTGTCCACCTAAGTGCAAGCACTGGGGGTCTTTCTACTGACCACTTGCCATCAGAACCGGGAATCACGATACCATTGATTTGTTGGTTGCTGTAGATAGCCTCACCTTTACGCCAATACTTGGTGTAAATTTCAATGATGTTTTCGTCGCGTCCGTTATTGTCAGATGGAAGTGTCTGGGATGGTGATAGTGCGGGGAGTAATTTAGCGATGTCTTCAGGCAATGCGTCTTTGTTAACTTCTTCCTTAATGATAATCTCAGTGAAATTACCAGAGGGGTCACGCTTAACGACATATTTATCCATACGGAATACACGCATCCCCCCTTTTTTAGGGAAGGTTAGAAGTGCATTACCACAGACGATGAGTTGTTTGAATGCTTCGTTAAGCTTTGGTCTGAAACCAGAAGTCTCTATCTCACTTTGTACTGCACGTTCCCTAGCGTTCAACGCCTCTTCAACCTTTGCTCTGGCCTTAGGGTCTTGTGCTAATTCTTCTAAGGCGTAATCATCTACGCTATAACGGAAGAAGGGTGTGTTAGGTGGGAACAATGATAGCATTAATTTAGCTGCTAAGTTATTCACACCACGAGCGCCAACACCTTGATACGGGGTGTATAAGGTAGTTGACTTACCGTGGCTACTCTCAGGCATCAAGGCAGGGATAGTGAGTCGAGCACACTCTCGTGCTCTGATGAGATAATTCTCCCGGTCAGTAGACTGCTTATCATAGCTTTCTTTACATGTCTGAGCCATAGAGTTTCACCTTATGTGGGAATTGATAATCCACTTGTCGTTGGAGCATTGTTAATTGCTAACGCTGAGGAACGATATTTCTTTGTACCTTTACGTTTCTTTACTTGCTTATCCGAATCCTTCAATGAACCTTTAGACTCTGGAGCTTCTTGCTCTAGAACAGGAGGTGGGGCTGGAGGTGGAGGAACGGGAGCAGGGGCTGGAGGAGGAGCTTTGGAACCACCCATACACATGTTGTTATCCTAACAGATTGTCTTGTTGTTCATTTAAGAGTAAGCGTAGTTTTCTGATAACACTTACTTGTCCCATACCAATATAGATTTCCTCTATGGTTGCACCTTTAGAAGGATATTGATCAGGGTAGATAGTAGATAGATACTCTAGTAACTCAGGTGTTACTTTAGGTAACTTCATTTTTATACCTTTATAGTCTAGTATGGTAACTAAATTAAGAATGGCAGAAAACAAGGGGTTACGCACACCCCCTGTTTATTCCATATAAAGACTACTTTTAATCACCACTTCGTTTTTGCTGCCCAATAAGCAGCCGATAGTTTACCTCTTTCTATGTTCTTTTTATGTCGAGCTTCAAAAGATTTTTTTCTAGCTTTTCCTTTAGCTGTTTTAGGGTTTGACCCTGCTCCACTGACACCTTGCTGACCAAAGCGAATTGTTTTAGTTGTGGAACCAACTTTAGCCACAACAACATGACTCTTAGTTTTATGCTCAGGGGTTTTCTTTGGTTTATTATAGGCACTAACTCCAGCACTTGTTAACTTCGTGTCTTTAACCATCTAATAATATCCTATTATATGTCCAATGCTATACGCCACAACTTCCACCCTTTCCTGTTATGTCGCATATATCATGTGTCTCCACATGTTCTTCAAACTCTTCACCCAGCTTCTGCACTGCATCTCTATATGGTACAGAAACCAAAGGTTGACCACCACGAGCACCATCAGGATATACAGTGAAGCCACGCAACCTGTGAGCATAAGATGCCAAGGTACTAGCGAAGTCATAGACTTTATCCTCATTGTTCTCCTTTGATCCCCATGAAGGAAGGTTGATAGTTGAAGAGATAGACATGTCCACATAGTCTTGGACATCTGCTTGCATTGCGATACGTCTTTCAGGGTCATTGGCAAGGTCTATGGAACTCTCAATGTTATCAGGGTCAACCCCATATAAATCAATGAGGTCTTTAGCAGCCGAGTCCACTACGTACTGGTAGTGCCATCTGGTTCCTGACTTGAGATACCTTCGTTTATAGGCCACCGCAAAGATAGGCTCAATTCCCGTAGTAGTTCCTGCGAGTATGCCAATGCTGCCTGTCGGTGCAATGGCGCGATTGGCAACAGGGCGGCTAATCCCCAATGCATCTGCAAAACGCTTTGATGTATCATCAGTAGTTCTTTTGTAAACCGAAAGCCATCTGTGTAGTTCGTCGGTAACTCCATACTTATGTCCTTTCTTAATTAACCACTCATGAATTCCCATCAGACCTACGCCCAATCGACGGTTCTTCTGTCTTGTCTCGTGTACTTTTGCATAGGGCAAATCTGCTCGTAATGTTCCACACATAAGGAACTTAGTGGCAAGCTCTGAGATGTCTCTAAGCTCTTGTAACGAATCAACTCGCCCAAGATTGATGGACCCAAGATTGCAAACATCACTGTCATCTTCTGAGGTAACTTCGGTACAAGCGTTACGTAAAGTTTCGTTTTCTTTATCAAAGAAGTTGAAGCTAAATCCGGGTTCACCTGTCTGCAATGCTTGCCGCACATTCTGCATAAAAACATCACCAGTATCTCCCGTGTTCCAATAGTTCATCAACCACTCAGTGTCGTAGTTCACACTAATGTTGGTCATGTCCATCGGCGCAGGGAAGTTGAAGTCTTGTGCCTTGATGTCAGCGTAAGTAAAACCTGAGTTACCCAGAGGCATCTCACTCCAGTTTTTACTCTGGAGAAACTTACCTATATCCCCATGCTTCCAGTTAAGGCTTGCGTAAATTGCGGATCGACGTGACCCACCTTGCATTACATTGCGTCCTATCTCGTTTAACATATTCATTTTTGGGATAGGTCCAGAGGCTTGGCCCCCAGTTCCACCAAGTGTCGAGCCACTGTTTCTGTACACAGAGTAATCGACTCCGATCCCCCCGCCTGTCATCAGACATGACTCAGCCTTCCAACTTAGTTCTGCCCAATCTTCTCTTGTATCTTCTTCAGCTTTAAGGAGATAGCAGTTGTTAAAGAATTTTTTCATACGCCCTGCATAGTAAAGGTAACGTCCACCGGGGATGAATTTCATATCAGTTATGTACTCAACAAGTTGATCTATCTCATCTAATGACATGTAACCTTTACAGACATCTTCAACTAAAACCCTAGATAAATTTGACCATGTCTCGCAGTCTTGGTGTGAATATTTTTGGTAAAAAATGTCTTCGCTAAACTTAGAGCGAAACATTGGATTTCGATTAGACTTAAAGCTCAAACGTCTACCCCCGGTTTTTTTCTCTTTACGATTACGCACCGTGCATGAATTTCAATTGCTTCCTTATATAAATCTTTCAAACGAGCTTTCATAAGTGGAGCATATATTTTTTCACAACTTTCAATGGTTTCATTTTCTCCACCCTGCATTACGCTAGAGTGAAGTCTACCGTCAGGTAGCAAAGCAGTTATGATTAGTAGTATTTTGATCATACTAAATCTTTCATTTGTGGTTCTTTATAGTTTGGTCCTTTAAGAACTTTTCCATCTTCACGTAGGATTGGTTTTCCATTGTCATCCAGTTTACTCATGTTTGATTTGTGGATGCGATTGAAGGCTATGTTTATAGGTAACCCTAGTGCTACCGCACAGCCACTGATGACGTACTGTAGGTCACCAAGTTCTTTCAGGAAGTTAGCTCTTGTCTCTGCTTGTGTCCGACCATTACGAATAAACTGCATGTGTAATAGATCACTTTCACATTCCAACTCAGCGCATTCCTCTTTGATCAACTTCATGCGAAGCTCAAGTTCCTTCAAAGAAAAAGGGCCATCGATTTGATGACCCATTGATTGGTGAAATTCTGCCACGGCTGATTCTCGTATTCTATCTTTCCACATTTTCTGACTCCATGTAATCTTTTAGTTCAACCTTCATTGATAAAACCTTTCAGCATTTTAAGACAGTGGATGGCTTTATCTAGGTCTTGAATTGGTGTGCCTTTGTCATAACAACGGGTGATGTATTTGATTGCTGTATGTTGACAAGCATTCAAATCATTCGCCATTGAATATTCCATTGGTTGTATTTTAAGTTTTGAATAATGGTTGCCACCAACTTGATCAGCTAGTGCACCAAGCACACCTGTTTTTATTTTGGAGTCCATTGAACAACTTTCTTTTTGTTGTAGTCTTCAGTTTGTAAAATCTTAGCAAGACGCGCTTGAACCAAGGCATCATCTTCAGTTAACCCAGCCTTCTCAAACCGTGTGACAACCTCAGACCACTTAGTGATACCTTTGGCTTTCACTGGGCCAATGCCTGGACAACCTTTGTAACCATCAGAGCTATCACCACACAGTGTTTGGAACAGGTGGAACTCATCACCGTCTTCTTTGGTTACCTCAACTATCTCATCGTCAATCAAATGTTTACCGGGGATTTGCATTAGGTCTTTATCAATTGACCAGATGATCCCGTTCTCCTTGTGCAACCCTGTTGCTAGAATACCAAGAACGTCATCAGCTTCTAATGTAGGCATTGATTGGTTAGGGTATGTATCCTCAACATATTTTACCAAGGCACTGTATGCTAAAGGTTTACGCTGAGTTCTGTTAGCTTTGTAACCGTCCCAAATTTTCTTTCGGAAATTGCCTTTGGATGAGAAGCAGAAGAGTACATTGTCTGTACCTGACTGCTCCTTTAGATCATGGAAGAACTCATAGAAGACACCCTTAGCGTCCTCTAATGTTGAATGGATTGTGAAGGTGTCTTCATCCCATTGTATTTCTTTTTCCACAGCGGCACACGATTGGTACACCACGATGTCAGCGTCAATAAGCAAGATAGGGTTGATCATTAGTGTGTCTCTTTCCAATTATTACCGATATTAAATTCCCCTGTTAAAGGAACTTTTATATTGAAGTAATCACCAGCTAGTCCAATAGCTTGAACGGCGATCTTTCCCAAAAGCTCTGCGTTTTCTTCTGGGACTTCCATTTGAACTTCGTCATGAACCCACGCGACTTGACGTGCACCCAAGTGATCTTTCTCTTTACCCAAGAGGTTCCAGAGTTCAACCATCCATCTTTTACAAACCAATGCTCCGTCTGATTGTAAGAGTAAATTGAGTGCTGAATGTTCAGAGCGGCAATGGAGTTTCCTACCGTCCAACCCAACGAGGCATCCCTCATCCCTTGCAGATTTCTGTACACCATCAATGACCCTCTTGAGAGCAGGAGTTTGTTGTAGAAACCTAGTTTTAATAGCTGTACCTTCACGTACAGTTTTAAGCCCTGCGATATCCGCAAGAAGACCGGGGCCACAGCCATATAGAAAGGCATATATGAAACGCTTCGCATCATTACGTGTGGGGAGTCCCGCAGCTTTTTGGTTAGCTGTGTGAATGTCACCATCTATTACTTCCTTTGCATATTTACCTTTATCAAACTTGTGCATACGGTGACCAAGCATCCTTAACTCAAGACCTGAGACATCGATCCCAACCAAAGAGTAACCTTCAGGTGAAGTGAATAGCTCTCTACACTCCGCACCATACGGTGCACCAAGGCTAGGGGTCTGTGCGATGTTAGGGCGCTGGTGCGTTGCACGTCCTGTAACTGCACCATTGGTGATCACACCCCCATGTATACGATTGGTCTTATCATTGACCATACGTAACCATCCATTCTTACCCTCAGCTAACATCCCGATCCGTTTCTGGATTAAGAAATATTCAGCTAAGGATTTTGCTTCAGGGTATTTAAGTTTTGACAATACAGATTCATCAACCTTAGGCTTACCCGCTGGAGTCGTCTCCTTTGGTTTCCACCCGTGTATTGTCGTAAGACGATCAGCGATCTGGTCCCGGCTACCGGGGTTGAACACCATGACCTTGACCTTCTCTGTAGGTACGCCTTTCACATAACCACGTTTAGTGTTGTTCACCTTAGGTGTGAACGGTGTCTTGATTTCCCAAGGGGGGAACGTGTCCTGTAGTTCTAACTCAAGGTGATCCCGTAGCTTAACAAGAGATGAGTACAATTTGGTTCCAGCTTCTATATCAAATAGGAACCCGTTACGTTCTTGTTGAGCGATGATCCATGCAACTGAATGCTCTAGCTTATTAGCTTTAGCAGGGCAGTTACGAAATCCTCGTGTCTTCCACAGCTTTTCGGTGACAACCACGT